CCGACCAAAGACCGTGGCTATGACGTGATCGTTGGCGGCCAGCTGTTCAAGAGCTACGCCGATCACCCACGTGTCTTAGTAGATCTGCCCAAGCTCGGTATCCAGTCCACCGCCGCCGGCCGCTACCAGCTACTGCGCCGCTACTACGACGCTTACCGGAAGACGCTGAGCCTCAAGGACTTCTCGCCGCTGAACCAGGATCTGATTGCGTTGCAGCAGATCCGCGAACGTCGCGCGCTGCCACTGATTCAGGCGGGCAAGATCGCAGAGGCAATTAAGCAGGTAAGCAACATCTGGGCAAGTCTGCCTGGTGCTGGCTATGGCCAGCACGAACACCAGTTGGCAGACCTGCTGGGCATGTACCGCAAGGCTGGCGGGATGGTGACGCCATGACCGCGATGGACGTGGACTGGCAAGCCATCGGCACGGCCGTTGGGGGGCTGATGGTGGGCGCTGGTGGTGTTGCACTGTGGTGGCGCAAGCAGTTCGTAGAGACCGCCAGGGAAGGGGCCGAGGTCAACGTGATCCAACTGATGCGCGAAGAAGTGACCCGGCTCGGCGAACGGGTTGGGCGGATGGAGGCCAGGGAGCTGCGCTTGATCCGCCATATCTACCGGCTTGAAGGATTGATGCGCGCAGCCGGCTTGGAGCCGCCGCCGTTTGACCCGGACAGCGACACTATCAGGCCAGGAGGTTCCGAGTGAGCAGGATCGCCGTCGCGGTCGCCGGCTTCGCGCTGTGGTCCGGTGCCATGTTCGGTGCTGGCTGGGCTTGGCGCGGCGACCGATCTGACGGTGTAGCCGCCAATCAACGTGCGGCCGGCGCTGAGGCAGTCGCCGACCAGGTGAATAGGACCCGCGCCACCGAGCAGAGCAAAGCCCTGCAGCTGGCCGACATTGGAGCCAAGCATGAAGAAGACCGGACTGCGGCTGAGGCCGTCCCTGCTGCTGTTGTGGCTGGCCTGCGCAGCGGCAATCTCCGCCTGCGCGACGACCTCGCCACCTGCCATACCGCTCGCCTGTCCGAAGCCGCCGCCGGCGCCGTCGAACGTGATGCGCGCGCCGAACTACGTCCAGAGGTTGTCGGAGCTGCTGTTCGAATCGTCACCGACGCCGAAGACCATGTCCGAGCCTGCCAAGCGGTGATCGCTGCTGACCGGCAGCCGGTGGCGCAATGAACCGCCGGATGCTGGCGCTGGGCCGGTTGAAGGCCGGCGAGATGAACAAGACCGAGGCGACGTATGCCTCGCGGCTGAGCGCGTTGCAGGCTGCCGGCGAAATCCAATGGCACCGCTTCGAGGGCCTGAAGTTACGTCTGGCGGACAACACGTTCTACACCCCGGACTTTGCGGTCATGGCAGCCGACGGCGTCATGGAGTGCCACGAGGTGAAGGGCCATTGGCAGGACGATGCAAGGGCCAAGATCAAGATCGCCGCGTCCATGTATCCGTTCCGCTTCATCGCGGTGAAGGTCAAGGCCAAGCGGGACGGCGGCGGCTGGGCAGTGGAGGAGTTCTGATGGCTGGAGCAGTGACGGCTACCGTCCGCATGCGCTGGTGGCTGCGGTGCTACTTGGCCGCGGTGGTGTGGCTTGCCAGGACGACGGGCATGGAACCGGACTGGGAACGGGTCGAGGGATGGATACGCCGCGGCTTGGTACTGCGAACGACGAGGGTTGCTGATGGACGTTCCACAGATTGAAGAGCTGGCGGCAGCACTGGCCGCTGAGCAGGCTGCGCGCGCTGCAGCAGTCACCGCCTTGGCCGCGCGCATCGATGGCAGCACAGACGCTCGCATCGATCGCCTGGTCGGGATCATCGAGCAGCAGGGCAAGCAGATGACCGAGCTGGCAACGCATGTCGGTCTGCTTGTCCAGGCGGTGGCCCTCTTGTTGGGCGAGGAGGCAGGCGCACCGGTGCAGGACGAGGGTGCCGAGCCGGAGCGCGTCGACCTGGACGGGAACCCGTACTGATGGCCGGCCTGGCAGGCAATCGCCAAGCTAAGCGCGCGTTACCAACGAACAGCAGGGCATGGCGCGCGCTGCGGGAAACCATCCTGCTGCGCGACCTGTACCGGTGCCAGGAGCAGGTCTGTGGCGTGTTGTGCGCCGGCAAGGGGCAGGCCCACGTCGACCACGCGGACGGCGATCCGAACAACAACTCCCCGGAGAACCTTCGGACGCTGTGCGTCAGCTGTCACAGCAGGAAGACCGCACGGGAGGATGGCGGCTTCGGCAACACAGAACACGTTCTGGTCGGTTGCGACGCCGATGGATGGCCCTTGGTGGCGCCACGGCAGGGCCCCGCGCGGTCGAAGTAGGTGGCGTGCATATGCACAGGTTATCCACAGAAACCTGAACGGGGGGCGAAAAAGTTTGGGTCGATTTGCCAGCGATACGTGCGCCCCCCTAAACGCACGCATCCACAGTTGGAAAGACGACCCCCATTCCTGAACAAGCGTTGCTTTGGTCAGTGAGCGATTCAGACGGTGAACCATGGCAAATCCCCGCACTCCAGCAGCAAAAGCGGCAGTGTCCGGTGCTGCGGCAAAGAATCCGCAGCGGCATCGAAATCGAAAGACGCCGAAGGGGCCAAAAGCCATCGGCGCTCCCTACAAGGGAATGACCAAAGAACAGGTCGCCGTCTGGAAAGAGCAGGTCGAGAACATGCCTTGGCTGCACGCTGGTCACCGGCTGCTGCTGCGCCAGGTGTGCATCCTCGCCGCGCGAATGGCGACCGACCCGGAGATGGGTGTTTCGGCGATGCAGGCACTGGGCTCGCTCCTGTCGAAGCTCGGTGCCACGCCGGTGGATGAGACGAAAGTGAATCATGGCCCAGGCGAAGACGAAGACCCGGACGACAAGCATTTCTGACTGCCGGACCAGCGAGTATCCGCTGGCAGTGGTGGAAGGTAGGATCGTTGCAGGCCCGCACGTGCGCAACGCTTGCCGCCGGCACCTGAAAGACCTTGAGGACGCCCACGAGCGGGGCCTGTACTTCGATCGCGAAGCTGCAGACAAGAAGATCGCATTCTTCGAAGACGTGTTGCGACTCAGTGAGGGGCAGTTCGAAGGAAAGCCGTTCAAGCTGCACCCCAGCCAGGCATTCAAGATCGGCAGCCTATTCGGTTGGAAACAGGCGGACGGCACGCGCCGCTTTCGGCGTGCGTACATCGAGGAAGGCAAGGGAAACGGCAAGTCGCCTATGGCGGGCGGTATCGCGCTGATCGGGCTCTGCGCCGATCAGGAAGCTGGCGCCCAGGTGTACGCGGTGGCCTCGCATAAGGATCAGGCAGGCATCTTGTTCCGCGATGCGGTCAAGATGGTGAAGGCTTCGCCGGCGTTGAAGAAACGGCTGGAGTTCTCAGGCGGTGAGGGCAAGGAATACAACATCGCCCACCACAAGTCGCAGAGCTACTTCCGACCAGCGTCCCGCGACGTTGGCAAGACGGGTTCCGGCTACCGCCCGCACTTTGTCCTGGCCGACGAAGTGCACGAGATGGCGGACGGCAAGATCATCGAAATGATGGAGAACGGGTTCAAGTTCCGCCGTTCGCCGCTGCTTTTCATGATCACCAACTCGGGCAGTGACCGGAACAGCGTTGCATGGGCCGAACATGAGCACGCGGTAAAGGTCGCCGCTGGTCATACGGAGGCGGTCAACGATCCAACCTTCATCGGTGAGCCCATCGATGACCGCACGTTCTCGTTTGTGTGCGGACTGGACGAGGACGATGACCCGCTGGAGGATCCGCGGTGCTGGGTGAAAGCAAACCCGATGCTGGGCATCACCATCACTCGGGAGTACCTGCAGGGGCGGGTCGACCTAGCCAAGCAGATTCCGAGCAAGCTTAACGAGATCCTGCGACTCAACTTCTGCATGTGGACTGACGCTGACCAGGCGTGGCTCAGCCGAGAGTCGCTGGAGCCTGCCCTGCAGTCATTTGACACGTCCCAGCACCATGGCAAGCGCCTGCATCTCGGGTTGGATCTTTCGCAGAACCGCGACATTACGGCGCTCGGCGCGGTAGTGGAGACCGGAGCGAAGGAGGTGCTGGTCGAGGTGGAGGGCAAGAAGACGCTGGTGAGCAAGCCAACGTTTGACGCGTGGGTAGAAGCATGGACCCCAGGCGATACGGTCAAGGCCCGCGAGCTACGCGACAAGCTTCCGTACAGCACGTGGATTGCCAAGGGCCACCTGCACGCGCCACGGGGCCAGACGATCAGCTACCGGCACGTCGCGCAAACGGTGGCCGAGTATGACCGGGACTTCGAAATCGCTCAGGTTGCCTACGACAGGTACGCGTTCCGCCAGTTCGAAGAGGAAGTAAAAGAACTGGGCCTTTCGGCTTCGTTCGTTGAGCACCCGCAGGGTGGCCTGAAGAAGGGCAAGCCAACAGAGGCGGCAGTAAAGGCCGCCGCTGCCGCAGGTAAGCCGGCGCCGGACGGTCTCTGGATGCCTGGATCCCTCCGATTGTTCGAAGAAGCACTGCTGGAAGGGCGCGTCCGACTGCTCGGGAACCCAGTGCTGGTGTCGGCAATTATGTCGGCCGTCATCGAAAGCGATAAGTGGGAAAACCGTTGGCTGTCTAAGGCACGGTCCGTCAACAAGATCGACGCCGCCGTAGCGGTCGTGATGGCTTTCGGCTCCGCAAATTCATCGGTCGCACCCGCCTCTGTCTATGAGCAGCGAGGCATCCGATTCCTATAGGAAACGCAATGTCTAGGTTCAACGAAGAAGATATCAAGTCGCTGGACCGGATCTGGAATCCGCCGCCGGCGGCGCCCCAAGGCGCACGGGCTGAGGCCGGCCAGTTCACGGGGATGGATGACCCGGCGCTGTTGGAGTTCATCCGTGCGCAGAGCGGACAGGGCGGTGGTGGATACCAGCTGCGCAACATGGCGGTGCTCCGCTGCCTGTCTCTGATCTGCGGGACCATCGGCATGCTGCCGTTGAACGTGATCGAGTCTGGCGGGAAGAAACGGATAGCTACCGAGCACCCCGCGCACCGCCTGCTCAAGGTCAAGCCGAACCCGTGGCAAACGCCGTTGGAGTTCAAGCGGCAGATGGAGCTGGCCCGGCAGCGTCACGGTGACGCCTACGCGCGGATCGTCTGGTCAGCAGGCCGGCCAATCCATCTCATCCCGTTGGACTCTCCCGCGGTGCGCGCCGAGCTTGGCGACGACTGGCGGATGATCTACCGGTTCAACAGCAAGAAGCGCGGCGAGGTGGTGCTAAAGCAGGAAGAGGTCCTGCACATCCGCGATATCTCCGTGGATGGTGTCACCAGCTTGTCGAGGATGAAACTGGCCGACCGGGCAATTCGCCTGGCGCTGGATGCGGAGCGGGCGGCCAGCCGCATCTTCGAAACCGGAAACATGGCCGGCGGTGCTATCGAAGTGCCGAACGCGCTAAGCGATACCGCCTACGGCCGCATGCGTGGGTCGCTGGACACTGAATATGCCGGCGCTGCAGCAGCACAGAAATGGATGCTGCTGGAAGAGGGCGCCGTGGCCAAAAAGTTCGGCAGCACGGCGCAGGAAGCGCAGCACGTCGAGAACCGGAATGCCCAGGTGGAGGAGGTGGCCAGGCTCTACGGCGTTCCTCGCCCCCTGCTGTTCCTGAGCGATACCAGCTGGGGCACCGGCATCGAGCAGTTGGGCATCTTCTTCCTGCAGTACACGATGCTGGAGCACTTCACCAACTGGGAGCAGGCGGTGGCGCGGTCGCTGATTCCAGAGCGCGACCTGGAGCGATTCCAGCCGAAGTTCAACGTGCGGGCGCTGATGCGCGGAACGCTCAAGGATCAGGCCGAATTCTTCAAGGCCGCCCTCGGCTCCGGTGGCACCAAGCCGTTCCACACGCAGAACGAGATCCGCGACCTGCTGGATTACCCCGAATCGGACCAGCCAGGCGCCAACGACCTGATCAACCCCATGACACAGAAGGGAAAGAGCGATGAGCCTCCGGCAGCTGCCTGAAATCCGTGCCGAGCGACGGCTCGGCGCCGCCCAGTTCGATATGCGACCCGACGCGCTGGAGCGCTGGGAGCCGGAAGTGCGTGCTGCCGGCAACGACGCAAACAGCATCTCTATGTACGATTCGATCGGCGAGAACTGGGAGGGCACGGGCGTTACCGCCAAACGGATCAGCGCCGCCCTTCGTGCGATCGGCAGCAAGGACGTGGTGGTAAACATCAACTCCCCCGGCGGTGACTTCTTCGAGGGCGTGGCGATCTACAACCTGCTGCGCGAGCACCAGGGACGCGTGACAGTGCAAGTGATGGGGCTGGCAGCGTCAGCCGCATCGGTTATCGCGATGGCCGGCGATGAGATCCTGATGGGCGACGGGGCGTTCCTGATGATCCACAACGCCTGGGCGGTGGCCATCGGCAATCGGCACGACATGGCCGATGCAGCAAAGCTGTTGGAGCCGTTCGACGCGGCCATGGCCAAGGTCTACGCCGCTCGGTCGGGTGTCACCGAGGCGGAGGCGGCCCGGATGATGGACGAGGAGACGTGGATCGGCGCCGGCCAGGCTGTCGAGGACGGCTTTGCCGATGGGCTGCTCGACGGGGCCGCCGCCACCAAGGATGCCAAGCAGGTGCCGGGCGGGCGCAAGGCACTCGCCATGGTGGAAGCAGCAATGGCCAAGGCTGGCCACTCCCGCTCCATGCGGCGCGACACCCTCAAATCGCTGTTCAACGGCAAGCCGAGCGCTGCCGACCCCGCCATGCCGAGCGCTGGCGGAAACGAAACCACGGCCCTGTTGCAGGGCCTTCTCGACAACATCAAAGCCTAAGAGGCCAACAAATGACCAAGATGACCCACGGCCGCGTTCCACGTGGCCTCGTTTCCGTGCGCGCCGATGGTGGCAGCCAGCCCGACGTGAAGGCGCTGGTGGAGAGCCTGAATAAGGCATTTGCCGACTTCAAAGCCGAGCACAACAAGCAGCTGGACGAAATCAAGAAGGGCAACGCCGATGCGCTGCAGGCCCTGAAGGTCGACAACATCAACGCCGATATCACCCGTCTGCAGGCTGCGGTCGACCAGGCCAACACCCAGATGGCAGCGTTCCAGATGGGCGGCGGCGGCGCCGGCAGCGACGTGGCCGACGCCGAGTACACCGATTCGTTCCGTGCTCACTTCCGCAAGGGTGAAGTACAGGCGGCTCTGAACAAGGGCGCGGCCGATGAGGGCGGCTACCTGGCACCGGTGGAATGGGATCGTTCGATCACCGATCGCCTGGTCATCGTTTCGGACATGCGACAGCTGGCCAACGTGCAGCCCTGTTCGGGTGCCGGCCTGACCAAGCTCTACAACACGGGCGGCACGTCCTCGGGCTGGGTTGGCGAAGAAGACCCGCGACCGGAGACCGCGACCGCCAAGCTGCGGCCGCTCAGCTTCGGCTGGGGCGAGATCTACGCCAATCCGGCCGCCACCCAGCAGCTGCTGGACGATGCCGAGATCGACCTGGAGGCATGGCTGGCCGGCGAGGTCGAGCTGGAGTTCGCCAGGCAGGAAGGTGATGCGTTCTTCTCCGGCAATGGCGTCAACAAGCCGTTCGGCATCCTGACCTACGTGGAAGGTGGCGCCAACGCCGCCAAGCACCCGTTCGGCCCCATCAAGGCCGTGAACAGCGGTGTTGCAGCCGGCATCAATGGCGACAGCATCCTGGACTTGGTCTACGACCTGCCATCAGCCTTCACCGCTGGCGCCAAGTTCGCCATGAACCGCAAGACCCAGGGCGTAGTGCGCAAGCTGAAGGACGCGCAGGGCAACTACCTGTGGCAGCCGTCGCTGGTGGCCGGTCAGCCGTCCACCCTGGCCGGCTTCGCCGTGCAGGACGTGGCGGCCACGCCGGACGTAGCGGCAAACGCGATTGCCGCGCTGTTCGGTGACTTCAAGCAGACCTACACCGTGTACGACCGCAAGGGCGTGCGCGTGCTGCGCGATCCGTACACCAACAAGCCCTACGTCATGTTCTACACGACCAAGCGCGTGGGCGGTGGTGTGCACAACCCCGAGCCGATGCGTGCCCTCAAGATTGCGGCTTCGGCCTGATCACCCACCTGTCGGGCGGCTTCGCGCCGCCCGGCTTCAATCCTGTGTTCGAGGAGCCGCAATGGCAAAGTTCATCAAGCCCTTCCGTGGGGTTCCGGAAGGACAGATTTATCCCATCCAATTTGCCGCCGGCGATGATTGCCCGCCCGAGCTGAAGGCCGGCGCACTGTCGGTGGGCGCGCTTAGCCTGATCGCTGACGCCCCGCCGCCGCTGACGCTGTTGGGGTCCAGCCTGCAGCCGGCGCGGTTCGAGTTCGCCGATGGAAGCGAACTGTCGCTCGATGATGTGGTCAGAAAGGCGCATGCCGCATCGGGCCTGACCGGCGAAGCCTGGAATGAGATGAGCGAAGAAGCCCGCGAGATGGCAATCGTCGAGACGGTGAAGGGGCTGATTGCCGAGACCGCTGAGACCGCCGACAAGCAGCAGGCAACCGGCGATAAGGTGACCCTGATCGCCCAGCTGGAGGCGGCAGGGATCCCCTTCGACAAGCGCTGGGGTGCTGAAAAGCTGGCCGCAGCACTGGCCGAAGGGAAGAAGGACTGACATGCCCATTGTCTCGATCGCACAGGCCCGCTCGCATGTGCGAGTCGAGGCCGACTACCCCGAAGAGCAGTTGCAGCCCGCCATTGATGGTGCCGTAGACGCAGCGCAGGCATATCTCAACCGCAGGGTGTACGAGAACTCGGCAAGCTTGGCTCAGGCGCGAGCCGGCTACCCAGCGGCGGTAAGGGCAGTGGCAATAGCGCGTGACCAGGCGCTGGCTGACGCAGTGTTCATCGAGAACCGAGAGGAGCGAACCGCGGCGATCCGTCTTGCCAACGTTGCTTTCGGCGAGGCCACTGCAGAGGCGGAGGCCTGCATCCACGGCGTGGTCGTGAATCCCAGCATCGTCACGGCCGTACTGCTGACGATTGGCCATCTCTACGCGAACCGCTCCGACGTGGTTGTGGGCACCCAAGCCGTAGAGCTTCCCAACGGCGCCAAGAGCCTCCTGCGCCCATATCGAAGGGTGATGATGCCATGACGCTTCAGGACGGCGATCTGCAGAATCGCATCCGCTTCGAGCGGAAGACCGTGGCTCGCGATCCTCTCGGCGGCCAAGACAAGCCGGTATGGGCTGAAGTTGTGTCCGTGTGGGCCAAGGCCACCAACAACCTTGCGGCCACCACCGAGGCTGTGGCTGCCGGCGCCGACCGCTACCGCGAGCAAGTCAGGTTCGACATTCGCCCACGGCAAGTCGACCCTCAATGGCGGATCGTGTTCCGTGGTCGCGTGTTCGATATCAAGAGCATCGCGCCCAGTAACGACCGTAGCGAGTTGGCAATCATCGCCGTAGCGGGGTTGACCAATGGCTGAGCAGGTATCGATTCAAGGCTTGGCTGGCTTGGTGCGATCGCTGCGGGAGGCGCCCAGGGCCGTGCAGGGAAGTGCGGTCCGAGCTGGTATGCGCAAGGGCGGCAATGTGATTCGGGACGATGCGAAGCGCCGCGCGCCGAAGGCGTCGGGGTTCTTGGCCAGCCAGATCATCACGCGCCGAGCCAACGCGCAAAACAGGTCCCGCGCTGGCGTGGGCAAGGACGGGGAGTACTTCACCGTTGGGGTGAAGTCTGGCCGCCGACGCAAGTACGCCAACACCAAGCGGAACAAGCGACGTGGTCGAGCAGGGAAATCCTACGTTGACCGCGGCTGGGCCTACTACTGGCGGTTCCTCGAGTTCGGCACGAAGAAGCAGCGGGCTTCGCCGTTCTTGACGCCGGCCGGCGAAGCCAAAGGCCCCGAGGCGGCGCAGGTGATCATCGATGAAACCCGGGCCGCGCTCGACAAGCAGCTGAGGAAGGAGGGCTGGAGATGATGGTTCCCCTAATCCAATCGCTGCTGGAGGACGATGCGACCGTCCGGCAGGTGCTCGGCGACCCCGCCAGCTTGTTTCTGGGCAGCGCGCCCCAGGGCACGCCGCTCCCGTACGCGACGTGGGAAGTTGTTGGCGGCTCGCCTACCGCGATGCTGTCTGAGCCGCCGCCGGCGGACGGCTGGCGGGTCCGCTTGACCGTGTGGGGCGAGAGCCTCAGCCAGGCCAACGGCGTTGCCGTCGCCATCCGGGATGTGATCGAGCGCGTGGGCAGCATCGAGTCGCACAACCCCACGCCCGACAGCGACGATACGGACGCAATGGGCATTTCATTCGACGCGCGGCTGCTGCAGCTGCGCTGATCCACACAACGGCAATCCACCGGCCCCGCAAGGGGCTTTTTTCATGCCCGGCGACGGGCACAACGCAAGGAAACCCCTATGGGACAGGTACTCAAGTCGAAGCACACCCAGCTGTTCATCGCCATCGGCGCGGCGGAGGTCATCAAGGTGACCCGTGTCCGTTCGGTCGGCTTCCCTGATGGCCAGGCCTCGGAAATCGATATCTCGGACTTCGATGACGACTGGGATCAGTTCGTCGCTGGCCGCAAGGCGACCGGCAGCACGAGCATCGAGGTGATCTATGACTCCGTGGATTCCGAGGCGCTGGAGGAACTGCACCGCACTGGCGCGGTGGTCAACTTCCTGGTCACTGCGCCGGCCAGCGAAACGGCGGGCGCGGCCAAGCCGGTGGCGGTCGATGGTGTCATCACCCCGCCGACGACGGTTGTGTCGAAGCAGTTCAACGGCTTCGTCCAGAACTTCGCGGTGACGGTGGCCGACAACGATGTGTGGAAAGCCACCATGACCATCCGTGGCTCCGGCGCAGTCGAAACGCACCGCCCGACGCCCTGACGGCAACAACGGCGCTTTCTCTTTCGGCCCACTTCGGTGGGCCTTCTCTTTGGCAGGGCGCGCGGATCCTCCGCGTGTTAGCCGTGCGCGGCCCGCGCGCCCTGTCGCCATTCAAGGAAACGGCCAATGAGCAAGACCAACGACACCCCGGAAACCCAGCCGCAGCAGCCAGTGAGCATCCTGCAGTCGTTCACCAACCTGGGCATGTTCGCTTCGAAGGATGTGCACGCCGACACGATCACCCTGCCCAATGGCGACAAGGCGCAGTTCCACGTGCGCGAGCTGCCGGATGTCGAGTTCCGCAAGCTGTGGAGTGAAGGCGACCGCGCCAAGCTGATCGCGGCATCCATCTGCGACGAGGATGGCAAGCCTGTGATGAACGTGACGCAGGCCGCCCAGCTGAAACCGCTGGTGGCGGCAGAGCTGCAGCGCGTGGCCATGAAGCACTCTGGCTTCGGCGAAGAGGCCGCGCAGGCCCAGGCCGACGCGGGAAACGACTAAGGCAGCGTGGCGAGGACTGGTTCTGGAAGGTCCTCGCCGGCCACCTGCACCGGCCGGTGTCGGAGTTGCAGGCGACCATGTCGCGCCGCGAGTTTCTGGAATGGTGGGAGTTCCACAAGCGCAATCCCATCGACCCGGTCAGCCTGCACCTGAAGCCCGCTGCCTTCGTCGCATACATCAGCGCTGCACACAGCCAGGGCGGCACCAAGCGTGGCATGCAGCACTACCTGGACGCCCTCGTGCCCCGATCCGACGAGGACGAGGCAGAGGACTGGTTCGATTCTCTTGGATGACCCATGGCCGACACCTTCGGGCGCTTCGCTGCGCTCCCCATTGGACCGTTGCTCGCTGCCCGAGATGGGGGGCTCACTCTCGCAACGACAGCCGCGGCCGATCTCAACCGGTGTGCGCGATCGGACTTTGCCCTGGCCACCGGCGTTGTTGGCGTTGAATTCGCTCTGTGGGGCGATGACGACCTTTCCGCCGTGGTCGGGTTTGTCACGCCGGCGGCGCCACTCAACCAGGCACCGGGCGCAAACGGGGAGGGGATCGGCTGGGAGCTGGCGACCGGCAGGCTGATCCAGGGCATCGGCGCCATAGCCACGGGCCTCCCGTTGGTCCAGCATGGCGATATCGTCGGGATGCGAGTCTCCTTCGGCAGTCCGTCCCGGCTGCACCTCTATCTCAACGGGTCGCTGGTCCACCAGCGCGACCTGCTGCTGGCCGGTCCGCTGCACTTTGCTGCATCCATGGCCGCAACCAAGGCCGGCGGGCTGTGCCTGGCCGTGAACGCTGGACAGTGGGGCGCGCGGAGCGATGCCGCGATCGCCGGGTGGCGGCTGGAGCAGGCTCAGGCCGCGTTGACGCGGCTCGCTGATGCCGACTGGCTCTCCGCGCCAGGCGATAGCCCGGCAAACGCCCGTTATGAAGGGTTGGTCGCCGAGGGCGTGAACCTGGTGCAGGAATTGAGTTTCTGGCCGTGGGGAGGTGCCCCCGTCTCGCAAACGGCAGCGGCTGAGTGCGTGGTGGCTGATGCCGAGGGCATGCTTGATGGTCTCGCGCTCTCGGGCGGCTCGGGTGCCTCGGTCCAGATCCTGCTGGTTGATGAAACCGCCATGCTCGCCGACGCGGCGCCGGTGTTCCGTTGCGCGATCGATCAGATCGAGATCAACGACGACGGCAGCAAGACCCTCCATCTGCGGGACGCGCACGACTATCTGGCCCAGCCCATCAACCGCGGGGTCTTCCTGCCCAATGTCGCGTCACTCGCATGGAAGCCGCAGCCGGTCGTGATCGGCGCCGTGGCGAGCGTGCCGGCCGCCGGCGGCAACTCGGATGCCACCTACATGTTCCTGGCCGATGGCCCGGTCTATGTCGACGCGGTCATGGATCGCGGCGACCTGATGGAGCTAGGGACGTTTGAAGTTGCGCCGGATCACCAGCAGCTGCTGATGAAGTCTCCCCCGGTGACGCCTGTGGTGGTGGACCTGTCCAGCGTGGGCGCTGGAATGGCGCCCGCAACGCTCTCTGCAGCCGTCGCCGAGATCATGGGGCGGTTGGGCATGGGGGCATGGTCAGCAGTCGACTGCGCAGCCATTGACGCCGCCACCGGCTACGCGGGAGTTGGGTACTACGCGGGGACCTCCATCACCGGCCGCGATGCGCTTAACGCGATCTTGCCCAGCTATGGAACCGGGTGCTACCAGGATGCGACGGGGGTGCTGCGGTTCGTTCGGGTAGTGGCGCCGGAGAGCTACGAGGGCCTGCCGGCGTTCGAGCTTACCGACGACGATATGGCCAGCGACCTGGTGGGCGTGCCGGATGAGGCGCCCAACCTGACCCGCCGCATGGCCTACAGGCCAAATGCTCAGGCCTTGGGTGCGTCGGACCTGGTCACCGATGTGGTCGACGTTCCACAGGCGCGGCGTGACGAACTGACCGCCTTGTATCGCGGCCAGGTGTTCGCGGCTGGGCCGTTGGACGCCCACTACCGCCAAGCCGAGGCAGCAGATCCGGTGATCTCGCTGTTCTGGCGGGCCGCAGACGCACAGGCCGAAATCGACCGGGTGGTGGCCATCTATCAGCGGCAGCGCTTCTTCTACCAGGTCACCGTCCGCGGTGATCAGCAGCTTGCGCCGCTGCCGGGGCAGATTGGCCGGCTGCACTACAGCCGGTACGGCCTGGCCGACGGTAAGCCGGTGCTGGTGCGCCGAGTTGAGAGAAACCCAGCCACGGGTGAAGTGGTGCTGACCTTGTGGGGGTGAGAGGGTGCTTATCGGATATGGAATGCCCGCCGCGGTGACCGTGGCGCTGGCCGGTGGAACATGGCTCAGCAGCGATCAAGGCGCCGCCCTGTTCGACGGCAAGCCCGGGCGCGCAAGCCGGGTCCGCCGGACCGGCGCGTTGTCCGTCAAGGTGACGCTCGCCCAGGCTGTCGTGCCGGGGATCGTGGCGGTGCTGGGCCTCAACGTCCCAGCGGGCGTGGCGGTGCGCGCCGCCGGCGCCGCTGGCACGACCACGCGGCTCCCTGACGGAAGCGTGTGCGCTTGGCTCTTCCCGCAGGGTTCGGTGCCTGTCACAACGGTGTCCGTGGAAATCGACACCACCGTGACCAACGTCGATATCGGCGAGATCGCCATCTTCCAAGCCGTGGACGTGGGTATCAGCGACGGCTGGGGAGTTGCCACGATCGACACCAGCGCTCACACCAGGACGAAGGGTGGGCAGGTCAATACCGTGCCTGGAGCGCTGTACCGCAGGCTAACCTGCAACCTTTCCGGCCGGGCTACGGACGTTGTTCGCGGGGGAGGCTTGAACGGAACGGACTGGGAGACGATCGGCGCGGCGCTGGCTGGCCGTCGCCGCTCCTGCGTTGTCCCGCAATACCGGGATATGGCGACCAAGGCGTTCGATCCGCTGCTGGCGGCCCGGTCAGCGCTCTACGGCTACCCCACGCAGCTGCCGACTGCCGAAAACATCAGCCGGCAGTACTTTTCCGGGTACATCGAGTTTGAGGAAGTCCCTGCGTAGCTGGCATGATCCCTGAAAATCTAGGGAGGTTCTATGAACTTTGGGAAGTTGTTCGCGCCGTTGCTGCTTGTGGCGCTGGCCGGTTGTTCGTCGCCCAAGGATGACGGCTCAAAGAAGGCCCTGTTGAACTGCATGAGCGCAATTCAGTCTGCGTCGGATAATCCGAGTGCTACGAAGGTCCCGTACTCCAAGGACTGGGGAACGGCTGGAGAGCACTACTTTGCTTGGCCGGCTGGGTCAGGCCTGATCTTGGCCACGAAAGGCGGGGCCGCGCAGCCGGCCTCGGCGTCCTGTATCACGAACGCAGCTGGAATCGTGACTGACATGACTATCAACGGGTCGGACGTCCCGATCCGCTAAGTCACTCCCTTCATAAGTCTCAAAGCCCGCTCTGTGCGGGCTTTTTTTTGGGAAAAGCGATGAGCCTTTACACCCTTACCGTTGACCTGCTGCTGAAGTCGGGATCCTTCGAGCGTGACAGCGGGAAGGCTGCGCGCGTAGTTCAGCGCGACATGGCGACGATTCAAACCTCAATGACCGAAGCCGCGCGGCGGGGTGCCGACGAGGTGGCCGCAGGCTTTCGTCGCGTGGCATTCGAGGCCATCGGACTCTCATCTGCGCTGACCGCAGTGAAGGCTGCCATTGGTAAGGCGGACGAGTGGACAAACCTCAACAATCGTCTACGCCTGGTGACGCAAGGGCAAGCGCAGTTTGCCGCGGCCCAGGCGGACGTGGTCCGCATCGCTGGCGCTGCTCGACAGCCGCTTGGGGCCACCGCTGAGCTGTACCAGCGCATCGCGATGAACCAGGAGGCCACTGGTCTGTCTGGCGCCGCCTTGGCGCGCGTTGTTGAGACTATCAGCAAGACGATGGTCATAAGTGGTTCAACTTCTGCTGGTGCAGAAGCGGCCCTAGTACAGCTTGGCCAAGCATTTGCGTCGGGCACTCTGCGCGGCGAAGAGTTGAACTCTGTGATGGAGCAGGCGCCGGCGTTGGCACAGGCCATCGCGAAAGGCTTGAACGTACCGATCGGGAAGCTGCGTGAACTCGGCGCTGCCGGCAAGTTGTCGTCACAACAGGTGATCAGCGCGCTGCAAAGCCAGGCCGGAGCTGTTGATGAGGCGTTCGGCAAGATGACCGCCACCGTTGGGCAGTCGCTGACTCTGTTCAACAACAACTTGCAGGTAATGGTCGGTAGGGCCGACGAGGCGACCGGCGCATCGCAAGCGCTGGCCGCTGGTATTGGCGCGCTCGGCAACAACCTACAGATGGTTGCCGTTGCAGGTGCGGCGGTAGCTTCGGGCCCACTGCTGAAGACGCTTCTCGCGCGGGTAGCGGCAACAAACGCAGGGATGGCCGCTGATCGCGCCGCGGCGGCGCAGAATCTTGCCTCTGCGCAGCAGCTTGAATTGCGCGCACGTGCAGCCATGCTCGATGCGCAGGCTGAAGTCCGCCGAATGGAGGTAATCGGCGGCAGCGTATCTGTAAGCTCCAAGGCTGCTGCCGCGACGCTTGAGCACCGGCAGGCGACCCTGCTACTCGCTCAGGCGCAGACCCAGTCGGCGGCCGCAAGCGCAAGCTGGGCTGCGAGGGCGGGAGCGTCCACCTTGGCAATGTTGGGCGGGCCTGCCGGAATTGTCACGATGCTGGCAACCGCCGCCGCTGGCTGGCTGCTCTTCCGCGACAACACCACTACTGCCGCTGCAGCGCTGATTGACTTCGGTGGCGCTGCGGACACGGCGATCAAGAAGTTCAAGGATCTCAACAGCCAGATGCAGGCAGGTGAGATCCTGCGCCTGCAAAAAGAGATCGACGCCAACTATCGGACCATCACCGATTCGATCACCGAGATGGTGGCCGCTGCCACCAACTTTGCCACCGTCGGGCAAGCCTCGGACTTCATCAAGGAAACCGAGCGGCTAGATTCAGCATTCAAAGCCGGCAAGATCAGCGCTGATGATTTCTCGGCTGGTCTTGAAGCGGCATGGAAGTCGATGATTGAGTGGTCTCCTGCTGCGGCTGCTGTGGCAAAGAGCCTGACTGAAGAAACCGCAGCCGCGGCCACTGCTGGCCGGGAGGTTGATCGCAAGCGGGCAATCTTGGAGGCGTTCACCGGGAGCAGCACCCAGGCCAAGAGCGCGACCGACGCGCTGTCGGGATCGTTCAATGTCCTTGGGGACTCGGCAGGGGCGGCAGGCAAGCGCATTGCATCGGCCATGCAGTCGCTGCCCGGACAGCTCGCGCGTGTCGGCAAGAGCGCGGGCGAGTTGGCGAAGCTGGATGTAGCCGACTGGTTCAAGGAAGCCCAGGCCGGCGGCGTCGACTTCTCCAAGCGTGACGACCCGAAGGTAAAGCAGTACATCGAACAGGGCGCGCAGTACATCCGGTTGCAGACCGAGCTGGCTGCCGCGCAGAAGACCTTCACCGAATCCCGCAAGGGCGCGGCGGCGGCTGAGCGTGCGGGCGCGAAGGACCGGAAGGCCGACGCGGAGGCAACCAAGCGCTACAACGAGCAGGCGGCGATGGCCGCCGCGACCATGGCTGGGCCCCTGGCCGAAGCCACCGAGCGCCAGAAGCAACTAGAGGACAAGCTCAAGGAGGCACTGAAGGAGGGGCGCATCGAGCGCGCGGCGTACAACACCTTGGTGTTGGAGTCGCAGAAGGCCTTGGAACTCTCAAGTGCTGAGGTCAACAAGGCGCTGTCCAGTCCCGAAGCGCTGCTGGCGACCATGGACGCCGAGGTGGCCATGCTGGGCAAGGTCGGCCGCGCTCGCGAACTGTCGCGCCGGCAGATGATGAACGAACGCGACATGCGGCAGGAGCTGCAGAAGGCAGTGGAGGCGGCCGGAGGCAAGGAAGCGCTCGCCTTGGCGAAGGGCGCGGAAAGCTATGAGGCCTACGAACGGTCGATGCTTGCCGCAGCCGACGCGTCCGCTGCGCTGTCGATCCAGGTGGAGGAAGCAGCGGCAAATGCCGAGGCCTGGGCGAATGTGGTCTTGGACGGTGTGGATGGTGTTGCCGATGCAATGGCCGACTTCGTGGCCAGTGGCTTGCGCGATTTCAACGGTCTGTGGGACGACCTGAAGGATGTAGCCAAGCAGGGTCTGCGGGACATTGCCCGGGAGCTGCTGCAGCAGAAGCTGGTTATCCCCATCCAGACGAAGATCATGGAGGGGATCAGCGGCTGGGCCGGGCAGGGCGGTGGATTCAGCCTGGACAGCCTGATGGGCTTGTTCGGTGGCAATGGATCGGCCGCCGGCGGCAAGAACCTGAGCAACATCGCCGGGCTGCTGTCGAAGGGGCAGGGGTTGTTCAGCGCAGGGGCCGGCGCTGCCAGCGGCGGTATCAGCGCTGGAAGCCTCGCAGGTTTTGGCAACAACGTCGCAGCCTTTGCCGGTGGCGGCGCCTCCGCAGCGGGTGGAACCGCAGCAGCTGGGGCAGGTGCCGCGTCGACGGCGGCGGCAGCGGTGCCGATCATCGGCTGGATCGTCGCCGGCATGATGAAAAACGCCGAGTTGTTCGACCAGGGCTGGGACATTGCCAACGGTGAGAGCTGGGCCGGCAAGATCGCCACGGCCGGCGCCGTTGGGCTGGCAGATAAGGGCTTCCGTGGGCTCGGCTTCAACGACAAGACGGCGTCCATCCTGTCGGGCTCCAGCATCCACGCCAAGCTGTTCGGCCGCAGCGCGCCCAAGGTGACTGGGCAGGGCATCACCGGCGATTACGGGTTCGGTGGCTTCAACGGCCAGTCCTACGCCGATATCAAGGCCAAGGGCGGCCTGTTCCGCAGCGACAAGAAGTGGACGCAGTACGGGGCGCTGGATCCGGGCATCGATCGCACGTTCGACATGGCGGCTCGCCAGGTGCGTGGCGCAGCCACTGACCTGGCCAAGCAGCTGGGCGTGGATCTCTCCGGGCAACTGGCCGGGGTGAAGGTGTCGCTGGGCAAGATGCAGCTGTCGGCGGATTCGGCCGAGGCGAAGGCGCAGCTGGAGGCCTACCTGGCCGACATGACGGACCGCCTGTTTACCGAGGCAGTACGTGCGGCAGGGTTCGGCGGCCAGCTGGATGGCTACTTCGAAGCGTCGGATGTGTTCTCGGCCCTCAGTGCTTCCATTGCACTGGCAGTGGGCAACGCCGACGAGCTGGGCCGCGCCCTCAGTGGAATGGAGGTGGAGAAGGTCAACAAGGCCGTTGACTACTTCCAGGACCTGGCCAGCGTTGCCGGCACCGACTTGGCCACGCAGGTCCAGAAGGTGACGGGGCTGCTGGGGAACTACGCCACGCTGATGGCGGACGTTTCCACGCAGCTGATGACCGGCGACCTGTCGAGCTACCAGCAGCAGGCGCTGACCATCGAGCGCACCTACCGCCAGCAGGTGAAGTCGGCCAACGACTACGCCAAGGCGCTGGGCCTGTCCGGTGCGCGCGCTGAGGACCTGGCCAAGATCGAAGCCCTGCGGGCGATGAACATGGGCAAGTTGCAGGCGCAGATCGACAAGGACAAGAAGGCCATGCAGTACGGCCTGTCGATCAGCGACCTGTCGCCGCTGACGGACCAGGAGAAGCTGGGCGAGGCGATGAAGGAGCTGCAGCGGGCGGTGGCCGGTGGCGACACCAGCGCCGCTCAGTCGGCGGCCCAGGCGGCACTGGGCTTCGGTCGCAATCTGTATGCCAGCGGCAAGGACTACAACGGCCTGTACGACCAGGTAACCGGCCTGATCGACGGCATGAAGGTGGGCGACCTGGACAAGGAGGACGGCACGAGCATGGGCCAACTGGCCGATGCAATCGAAGCGCTGCCGGACAACTTCAGTCGTGCCGTGTTCGACCTGGTGGTGAACAAGGACGCGCAATCGCAGACCACCACAGCAGTGCAGCAGGGCAATGCGCTGCTCACCGAGCAGAACCAGCTGCTGCGGGATCTGCTGGCCACCACCACCCAAGGCGTCCGCAAGTCCAGTAGTGCCGACCTGCGCAAAGCGCTCAACGCGATCTGAGGTATTGCCATGCTGCAAAGGAAACTCACGCTGGTGGAAATCGGCGTGGGCGCGCTGCCGTCCCCGTCTCCGCCGGCACCGCGCTACTCGACCTGGTTCCCGGTGGCCTATCGGCCGCCGGAGGTGCCGCCGGTGGACGGGGTTGTCCCCAACTCCGTGGCCGATGGTGTGCTGATCGAATGGAACCCGGTCGACCAGGCCGGGGTGATCTACGTCATCGAGCGCGGGCCGAGCCCGCAGGGGCCGTGGACGGAGATTTACCGGACCGTCGAAACCCGCTACCTCTACAGCGACGGCAGCGGCACGAAGTGGTGGTTTCGGATCACCCCGACCGTGCGCGGAAAGCCGGGCTCGGGCTCGGTGGTGGAGGCTACGCCCTCGCCGACCACGAGCGACCTGATCGAGCAGCAGCAGCGGTTGGCCAAGGAAATTGCCGACCGCATCGAGGGGGACGCAATCGAGGCCGCCGCCCGGGCCGACGGGCTGGCCGATGCTGCACGCGATCTGCTGGCCGAGGCGGCGCTGCGGCAGCAGGGCGTGTCGGACGCCATGGAAGCAATCACCCAGGAGGCGCAGCACCGAGCAGACGGCGACCTCAACGAACGACTGGCGCGCGAGGCCGCCATCACGCTGGAGGCCGAAACCCGCCAGAGCGACGTTGAATCGCTGTCGCGCGCGCTGTCGGAGATCGTCGCCGGCAGCGGCACGCAGTTCGATAGCCGGAAAATTTGGTACTTCGACACCACGGCCGAGGGCTGGACCGGCAACGGGTCCGATCCCACTGTGATCGACGGCTGGCTGCGGCCGGCCAATGGCACCGAGGCACCATGGGTGCAGTCGCCGCCGGCGTTGGAGATCGACGGCAGCGCCTATCGGTTCGCCAAGCTGCGCGTGAAGCGAGTGGGCACGCCGGTGTGGAACGGCTACCTGCAGTGGATCACGGCCGAGGACCAGAACTGGGACGTGGACAAGCGGGCGCCCATCCCCCAGCCCCTGTGGGATGACCATGGTGTGGCCACGGTCGACGTGGCGGACATTGCCTGGTGGCCGGGCGAGGTGGATGCAGTCCGCCTGCAGTTCGGCGATGAGCAGGCGGTGGCCAACTACTTCATGGTGGACTGGGTGGCCATCGGCCGGCCGACGCCGGGTGCAGGCGTGGCGCTGGTGCAGGAGGAAGCACGGGCACGGGTGGCGGGTGACGTAGCCGAGGCGAGCAAGCGGGAAACGTTGGCCGCCCAGCTGCGTGGCGAATACGAAGGGACCGACCTGTCCCAGGTCGCCACCGGGTTGTTTGCGGTAGAGCGGGACGCACGCGTCAGTGCCGATGAGGCTTCGGCAACGGCAATCGAAATCCTGCAGGCGCGCATGCCGGTGGGTGACGGGCCGCTGGCCACCGAGGCGAGCGTGACTGAAGAGCGGCAAGCGCGCGCTGATGGCGATAGCGCCAACGCTGAGGCCATCGGCCGGGTGTCCGCGAGGATGCCCGCAGGAGACGGCGCTGTGGCCTCTGCGGAGGCGCTGGACGCCGTCTCCGCCCGGGTCGAAGAAACGGAGGACGGTGTCCGGGCAGTCGGCGATAGAACCTCGTCGCTCGAAGCCCAGATGACGTACAAGCACGCCGGCGACCGCGACTGGAACGCGGGAGACCGGACCGTACGCGCAGGTGTCAAGACGTGGCAATCGGTAATCGCCCAAGGCGATAAGGCCACCGCCAAGCAGGTGGAATCGGTGCGCGCCGAGTTGGGCGAGTTCGAGGCCAGTGCAAGCAGGTCAATCGAGGTCATCGCCACGGAGCAGGCGGCCCAAGCGGTACAGGTCCAGCACCTCGGGGTCGAGCTGGACGGCAAGGCCTCAGCCGACTACGTCGAGGAGATCAGCGCCAGGGTAGAGGTAACCGAGCAGGGCATCGAAGCGGTCACCGGCCAGCTCACGTCGGTCAAGGCCGAGGTGGACGGCAAGGCAAGCGCGCAAGTCGTTCAGGGCATGGAAGCCCGGGTGGTGCAGACCGAGGGTGGCCTGGCACAAGTGATGGCCAAGGCGTTCCTGCACCTGATCGCTGATGCCGGCAACGGCCCGTTGGTCGGCGGCATGGAGCTGGGTAACGACGGCAACGTGGTCAGTCTGCGATTCCTGACCAGCAGCATGGAGATCGTCGCGCCTAACGGTGCTTCCGAGGGCATGGAATGGCGCAACGGCTACCTGCGCGTCTGGAAAGGGGCGGCACAGCGAATCATCGGTCCTGGCTTCGGTGCCAACGGTGACAACCTGATCGACTACTTCGGCCCCAACGTCGGCGCCGCCGCCGCATCGAAGACCAACGCCATGATGTGGATGGACGCGAACGGCAGTGCGTACTTCGGCGGCCAGTTGTCGGCCGGCATTCTGCGCAACGCGGTTCAGACCACGACCACGCAGACCATCGGTACGGAGCTGGTCAACGGTCCATTCGCAACCAACGGCCGCGTGCGCACAGTGACCGTCAGTTTCACCCGGCGTCACGAGCGGGTTCAGACCACGCTGGGTTCGTCGGGCTTCGTGGCCGGAGCCGGGCAAAACACAGCACGCGTAGATATCTACCGCAAGATCGGCAACAACGCCGAATCGCTGTGGCAGGTTCTCAACGTTGGGGGCTCGGTGAACATCATGAACGAGCCGGACGGGGCGGATCGCGCCGTGTCCAACTGGGGCGGATCGTTCACCGTGAACGACACCAGCCCTAGCTCTGAAACGATGCAGTACCGGGCAGTGATCTCCGGCTTCACTGCCCAGGACGTGACCCACACATCCGGCACCTTCCAGCAGCAGACCATCACGCAAAGTCTCGCGGTGATCTCGGTCGAAAACTGAAACAGCCCATAGCGCAGGCCGACAAGTTCGGCCTGCTTTGCCGTGGGCAATTCCAACAGGAAACACACATGCCGCAGAAATTCATCGATCAAACGACCATCCAGCCAGATGGCAAGCCCGGGGACGATGCTTTCACCGCGTTTGAGATCTGCAACGACAACTTCCAAGATGCCGAGGCGCGTCTCGTGGCGTTGGAGGCCGGCGGCGGAGAGACAGGCGGGCGCCTGGACAACGAGATCGCTGCGCGCACGGCAGCAGACACCGCACTCGGTGCCCGCATTGATGCAGCAAATGACCGCATCACTTCGGTTGACACCAAAGCTACCGATGCTGGTACAGCAGCAGAGACTGCTGACGGCAAGGCCGTGGCCGCGCAGACTACCGCCAATGCGGCCCTGCCAAAGACGGGTGGCACCATTACGAGTGATCTGTACGTGCAAGGTGCGATTGTCACCGGCACTGCGCCCAACGTGAACATGACCATTGCATCGGACGCAAGCGTTCTTTACACCGAAGCTGTGAACCGCGCCACCAACACGCGCAAGCAGTGGAACGCCTACGCCGCCTCTTTCAATTTAGAGGTGGCCGGTGGGGTGCGCGTGGTTACCGTTCAGCTGTCTGCGGTAAGCCCTACTGTGCCTGCTGGCCTGTATGCTGGTTATACCCTCGGCCGCTGGGAATCCCGTCCCGGGGATAATTCTGATGCCTTGGAAATGCATTACTACCGCGAGGAGAACGCCAACAGCACTTCTTGGTCTGCTTTCAACTGGCGTCTGCAGCGAAAGGTTGATGCTACTCCTCAGCAGATCATTGAATTTAACCGATCAGGCAGTCTAGACATCCTGATCGGTAACCAGCGGTTCCGATTCCTCCCAAACGGAAACGCCACCGCGCCCGGCAGCTTCATCAACGGCGGTTCCGATCCGCAGATTAAAGACCCCGAATCGCTGCGTCCCATCCAGAATGCAACCGAATCATTGCTGGGCTTGAACACCCGCATCGGTCGCTACCTTGAAAGCTTCGGCGACGGCGGCAAAACGGATCGTGCATTCGTGATGGCTGACGATGCGATGCGTGAACATACCCCCGAAGTCATCATTGAAGATGTGATTCAAGAGAAATACGCCGGTTGGGCAACCGACCAGCTGATTGCGTACTTGGTGGCTGCGCATCGCGAAGGTGTGGAGCGCGAACGCCAGATGCAGGTGACGATTGATTCGCTGATTGATCGAATTGCGGTGCTGGAAGGCGGGGCGTAACCGCGGCCCTCACGCCGTCGCAACGCGGCCTGCGGCCAGATTGCGGCCATGTGCTATTCCGCCCAAATCGAAGCCGCCTACCAGAAGCTGGTCCGCATGACCGGTGCCACCGTGTCGCTGCAGGAATTCGCCGCGCTCTACGCCCATGACCCGGGCAAGAAGCGGCCCAAGACCCCGAAGGCGATGGACGACGCATTCCGGGCCGGCACCAGCGCGGCAGAGCGGGCCGTGTGGGCGGAGATCCAGCAGTGGAACCAGGCCGAGGCCGCCATTCTGGAGCAGGAGCTTTTCGCCAACCGCAAGCGGCTGGCCGATGCGGAGCGATCGCTGCAGGTCAAGGAGACGAAGAAGGCCCGGGAAGACGTGCGCATCGCTGGGAACAAGATCGAGCGCGCGATGGGCAAGCTGGCCGACCTCAAGCGCGCCGAGGGCAAGGACCGGGACAGCCGAATCTTCCCCGGGGTCTACGCCCCGGTGATCGTCTCGGAGGGTGGCAAGCTGACGATCAAGCCGATGCGCTATCAGTGCCGACTGGCCGGCAAGCCGGCCAACTACGACCAGCGTTTCCCCGGCACCTACAACGCCCGCCGCGACAGCCTGGAGAAGTTCTGGGCGCCGGCCTTCGGCCACACCCACGGCTTGATGGTGGTCGATACCTTCTACGAGAACGTGGAGGGGCCGGACGGCAAGAACCAGGTAGTGCAGTTCACCCCGCGCACGCGCGAGCCGATGCTGGTGGCCTGCCTGTGGTCGCACTGGGTGGATCCGGCCGGCAAGGAGCCGGATCTGCTGTCGTTCGCCGCGATCACCGACGACCCGGAACCCGAAGTTGCCGCCGCCGGCCACGACCGGACGATCATCAACATCAAGCCCGAGCACGTCGACGCCTGGCTGAACCCTGATCCTGCCGATCTGGCGGCGCTGTACCGGATCTTTGACGACAAGCGGCACCCGTTTTACGAGCACCGGCTGGCAGCCTAGAGCGCGTTCCTATCAAGGCCAATCTGCTCGGTTAAAACTGTCAGTGATTGCTGGAATGCTGCGACGAACAGCGGGCCGCCGTCATCCGCGTGGGTGCTTGCGATCGATGGGAGCAGCTTCGTCCATGTGTCGAGTAGGGCGCCTGGATCCTGATGGGTCAAGATTGAAACGCGAAGTGCGTATTCCATCGCCTTGAGGTAGCCGCGATGCACCTCAAGACCAGCCTCGCAGGCATGAAGGCGATCTAGGATTTCGGTGATCTCGGTAGTCATGGTGGGCTCGACAGGTCTTGGAAGGAAAGCGATAGTTGGCGGACCCCAAAACGAGCCCGCTATGAGCATCCTCAACGTTTTGCTCAATCGTGACCACCTCGTAGTCGCAGTGGACACCCTTGCTGAGGATGCCCGTACCGGTGCCCATTCGGCAGGTGCAAAGTTGTTGCTGATTCCCCAGCACAACCTGGTGCTGGCCACGCGGGGCTCTACCCAGTTCTTTCTCCGCATCTATGAGTTGGCTCTGCAGGCCAGCTTCCGCGCGGACTTCACGATAGAGCAGCTATCCGCTGAGCTCGGGCGGGTAATGGACCAGTTGTGGCCCAACTACGAGAAGGCGGCAAGGGAGGCCGGCCTGCCGATCGAACAGCTTGGGACGGAGCTGGTGCTCGGGGGCTGGTCGCCGAAGATTGGCAGGATGGTGGCCACGGCGTATGCGAAGAACGACAGTTCGCGCAAAACATTGCTTCAACCCCTAGAGGGGGGCTTGGCTTCGCCCGGAGAGCCGCTGGCTGGTAGGCCGGATAGCTTTGCCGAAGCCGATTTGCTCGCAGCCGGAAAGATCCAAGCCGCTTGGCTCAACAGTCGGGTGGGGCGAGTGGTGGCTGGTGGTCGGTTGCTGGCCGGGTATCTGCAGAATGCGCAGGCAGTGGTGAAGGACCTCGGGCCAATCTAATGATCAGGCCAGTGCTGCGCTTCGCCGCCCACAGTGGTGTTCAGGCGCGATGGGGTTGGGATAGGGGAGTACCCAGTACGTGATCACACTCAACCAGCCGAGCATTGCTCACGGCCTGGCGCCCGCCGCACTTGGCACAAGCGAGAAGGGTTCCGCCCGGCATGGATCCGAGGCTGGGGCCTGTCGAGTGAGTGACGTGCTGGCAACTATTACAGCGGACGCTGATGGCGATGACGCTTTGGATATTCCCCTGCTGATCGCGCATCGGGTCGATGTTGAGAACGTAGAAAAGACCTGTGTCTGGCATGGCCGTATACCGAGTAGTCAATTGCATGCTGCAGGGTGGGACGAGTAGATCTTGTGACGGGGGTCCGAATTCAGCAAGAGTTTGAAGCTGAATCGTTATGGATTCAGCCCATACATCTACACCGATTTGCGGCCTCGGCTGTTAGGGTTTTGCCTCTCAGCGAGGAGGTGCGCT